GATGCCGGTTTCGCCCCCCGGTGGGGCACGCCCCCCTGGGAGGGCGCGGCTATGTATGGCGGCGCCATGGCCTATTGGGGCTCCGGCTCCATCTCCAATGCTTGCCAGGACATCGGCATCCATTCGGCGACGACCCCCGCGTGGCGCCCCGATATCCCCGCGCAGGCCGACCGCGCTACGTACTCCGAGCGCAGCGCCGTCATTGCGCTCGGTTGTGGAACCATCTATTACGACGCGTCCGGTAGCCCCCGCCTGGAGACGAGCCGCACGACCTATACCACGACGCCGGCCGGCGCGCCCGACAACAGCTACCAGGAGTATCGCACCCTCGAGATTTTGTCTCGCTTCGGGCGCACTCAGCGCGCCCGCCTGGCATCGACGTACCAGTCCGGCGGCGCGCGCCCGAATACGAGCCGTCTCAGAAGCAGCATGAAAGGCCTTTGCATCGCGATCTATATGGAGGAGATTGCTGCCGAGCGCCTCGACCCCGACAGCCTGCAAACGTACGAGGCTACGATTACCGTCGCGACCGACTCGACAGATCCGAACCGTGTCAACATCGATGATCAACCGCAGGTCAGCGGGACCGCCAGCGTGATCGCGATCACCAACTCGTTCACCCTACTCTGAGGAGGAGTCCCCATGCCCGCCATCGGTACGGTAGAGGAATTACGGGTCGGCGCGCACCGCCTCCCGCTGACGGACACCGAGCCCACCTACTCGGTGCAGAATCTCCAGGCGGCCAATGTGCGCGGCCTGGACGGTACGATGATCACCACGTTCACTCGCCTAATCCAGTTCATTGAGGCCGAGGTTTTGTCTGACGGCTCATGGGATGTGCCGACCGTCACAGGCTACACCGACACCACCGTCATTCTGACGCGATCCGATCGGGTCGTCACTTTGAGGAACGCCCGGTGCGTCAGCGACGGGACCGCCAATGCCGCTAACGGCCGCATGACCCTCCGCTATGAGGGCGAAGAGGGTCGCGAGGTATCGGCGTGACCGACCGACGCACCATCACCGTGACCCTGCCGGATGCCATCGCGACGGCAGAAGGCGAGACGACGCGGACGCTGCGNCTGCGCGAGCCGCGCATGCGCGAGTTCCGGCGACTGGAGGATCTCGGCCATATGGGCGCCGGTCACGAGCTGTCATTCGTCGCGGATATGGTCGAGATTTGCTGCGAGGAGCCGCCCCTGACTCGCGCCAATGTGGACGAGATGACCCTGGCCGACATCCGCGCCGTGTCGGTCGCCATCGGCCCTTTCGGTTTGACCGACGACGAGTAGCAGANTCGCTAAAGGCCGTTGGCATTCTTGTTTTTCGCTANGGGTGGCATCCTGATGCTGCTCTTGATCTGACGCTCCGAGATGTGGATTGGTGGGCTCGCTTNGCCCACGGGGTTTTGCATGATTCGTAAGCCAAAATTGGTTGTCGAGATTTCTGCCCGCGATGGGTTATCGCGGCAGCTCGGCACCATTACGGCACGCGCTCGGCGCAGTCTCGGTGGTCTCGCGCGCGCGGCTCGTGGCATCGGGCTCAGCCTTGGCGCGGGCGTGGCAGCCGCGGGNGCCGGCGCCTTTCTAGCCTACCGGCAGATCCGCTTATTNACCGATGAGGCTGACCANCTCGCCAAGGACGCTCGGCGCCTCGACGTGCCGATCGGGTTTCTTCAGGAATTTGGCTATGTCGCCGAGNGAAGCGGTATCCAGGCTGAATCCTTTGCCANGGCGACAAAAAAATTCGTTCGCAATCTCGGTGACCTGGCCGCCGGAACGGGATCGCTTTCGACACTGCTCCGCGCAGTGGCGCCAGATCTCGCCGAGGTGCTGACCGCCACGGCCGATCCGGCGAAGGCGTTCGAGATCATGTTGGACGCTCTGCGCGCCCTGCCGACGTCCGCGCAGCGTTCGAGTCTCGCCGTGGCAGCCTTCGGGCGCGCCGGCCAGGATATGTTGACGATCGTCGAGCAAACCCCAGAAGCGTTGGCCAGACTGCTCGATGCTTACCGTGCGTACGGTAATCAGATCGACATGCATACAGGTCGCCAGGCCGAGAATTTCAACGACACCATAGAAGACGCATTTTTGGCTCTCAAGAGCCTGCGCACCGAAATCGCAACGGAACTCCTGCCGCTATTGACCCCGCTCGCCAGGGGATTCGCGAACGCGTTGTCCGAGCATCGCGCAGATATCGCCTATAAGATCTCCGACGGAATCAAGGGCCTCGCCGAGTGGGTCGCGTCCACTGATTGGCGCGCCGTCGGCGCTGACCTTCAGGGAGTCGCTAGCGGCCTATCAGCTATCGCGAGCGCTATGGGCTCTATGCTGCGATTCACCGGCCGCGTGTCCGAGTGGCTCGGCGACGCATTGCCGGCGGCTACGGCTGCGGCGTTTTTTGCCCTAAAACGACACCCTGTTGCAGCCATCGTGCTCGGGACAGTGGCTGCTCTCCAGTCGCTCGAGAGGGCGCTGACTGCCGACTTTGGCGGTCGAGCCGCGGGCGATGTAGTTTATCAGGGCCGCCAGGATGCACTGGCGTCGTCGTTGGCCCGCCGCGATGCTATCGAGGAAAGTACCGAGCGGAGCAACGCGAGCGCGTGGCAATATCTGACGCAGGCCGGCGCGACAACGCGCACCGGAGGCGAAATGCGAGGCGAGGTGTTGATCCGCGTGGAGAATACATCCGATTCGCCGACCCGCGTAAACACGAAATCCCGCTCCCCTGGCCTGTCGCTGCCCATGGCGCAGACCGGGGTGCGCGGCGTAGGTAGGTAGGACATGGCTCCCCGTTGGGCGCGCGACATCACGCTATCTTCGTTCCGCGGAGTGGCGCTTCCGGCGGCCGACGCGCTCTCGAAGGAACAGGCCCAGCGCCTCGCCATCCACGAATATCCGGGGCTCCCGGCTGGATGGACCGAGCACATGGATCGCAGCATCGCGGTCTACTCCGTCACCTGTGTCGTCAGCGGCGACCGCTACGTCAGCCAGCGCGACGCGCTGGAGGATGTGCTGGACGATCCAGAGCCGGGGACATTGGTGCACCCGACACGCGGATCGCTGTCCGTCAGCGTGCAGCGTTATAGCGTCGAGGAGTCTAGCGATCGCCTTGGCGGCGCCGTATTCCGCATCGATTTTGTCGAGAGCGGACGCCCAGATATGCGCATTAGCGCGAAACCTTCCCGCGGACTCTCCGTCCTGACCGCGGCGGATGATGCTCTGTCCGCTGTGGGCGGGGCGTTCGCCGACATTTTCGATCTGGACGCCGTCCCGCAGTGGTTGTCCTCCGACAGCATCTCACGCATAGCTGAACAGCTCGACGATATTCGGTCCACCATTCAGGGACCGCTCGGCCAAATGATCGATAACGCCGCCGCGGTCGTATCGTCAATCTCCGCGGTCGAGGACGCAGTGACGGCTCTCGTCAATCTGCCCGCCGAACTGGCGACAGAGGTGCAGGCAATCTACGCGCTCGTCCGCGACCTCGCTGCGTACCAGATCCTGACCGGGACGGCAGGCATCGCCGACCCTGCCACCGGAGGTACGCCCTCAGACGACCTGAACGCCGCCAATCTGACGGCGCTGGATAGATTATTTCTGCGTTCCGCGCTCGCGACGCACGCGTATGCCCTAGAGGCTACGACGTTCTACAGCGCTGACGAGGCTGAAGCCGCCGCAGACCTGCTCTCCGATCGCATCGGATTGGAGCTCGACTACATGACCGGGGACGAGATAGACGCCTTTATCGCCCTGCGCGCCGCTGTGTCGGCTTATGCGATCGATATCGCCCTGCGCCTGCCGCGGCTGCTGTCCGTCCGACTCACGCAGCCAACGTCATCGTTCGAGCTCGCGCAGCGCTACCACGGCGACGCGGATCGCGCGGACGAGATCCGCGATCGCAACGACATCGTTCACCCTGGCATGGCGACCGGCGCCGTGCTTGTCCTGACCTCGTGAGGCTGCCATGCAGTCGGCTGACCGCATCGTATTGACCATCGGCGGCATCGAGTATCGCGAGTGGTCGTCTGTGTCGGTGACCCGCAGCCTGGAGGCCGCCGCTGCATCTTGGCAGATGACCGTCAGCGAGCGCCTGAGCCAGCGCGGCGACCCGCTGGGCATCGTACCGGGATCTGCGTGCGTGGTGCAGGTCGAGCCCACCAGTGGGCAGGGGATCATACTGCCGGTCGTGACCGGCTACGTCGACTCGATCGTCAACGCCGTCAGCCCCGACTCGCATGACGTTGGCTTGAGCGGCCGAAGCAGGACCTGCGACCTACTGGATTGCACCATCGGCGCTCCGCACGCCTATCCACCTATGAGCATCCTCGCTATCGCCGGCGATCTGGCATCCGACTACGGCGTAACGGTCACCGCCGACCCGCCCGGTATCGCTGACCGCCTGGTGCCGCGCTTCGCCCCCGATCCTGTCTCTACGATCTACGAGTCTATCGAGCGCCTGGCGCGCATGGAGGCTCTGCTGGTCACCGATGACGTCGCCGGTGACCTGGTCCTGCGCCGCATATCGGCCGACATGCTGCCCGTCGCCGAGCTGCGCAACCCCGGACAGGTCGAGTCCGCGTCCGTCACATGCGACGCCGCGGGGCTCTACACAGATTACGAGCTCATCCGCCAGCGCGGGCCATATGGCGCCGACGTGGGCGCGCCGTTGGCGATGCTTACCTCGTCGGCCGCTGACGACACGCTGCGACGCTCGCGCCTGCTTCGTTTGGCTGCGGAATCCGTGATGACCCGCCAGCAGGCCAACGACCGCATCATCTGGGAGTCGGCGACGCGCAGCGGTCGCGCGACGAAGTATATCTGCACTGTCGGTACGTGGCGCACCGCGCCGGATGGCGACCTGTGGACCCCCGGGACGGTGCTGACCGTCGTCGACGAGTTTTTGAACGTCGATACGCCGCTCCTGCTCGTGTCGGTCGACCTGACCTACGACGTCGCCGAGGGCACGCACGCCATCCTGACGCTCGCTCCGGTCGCCGGCTACATCCTGCTCGCTCCGGTCGAGGTGCAGCGCACGCGCGTCGCAGGGCGCCTCGCCCCCGCGCAGGCTGGTACTCCCTGGCTCGTCAAGCGCGCTGATGGCACTTTTGGGCCGCCACAATGACATCCTCTGGGACCATCCTCCGCGGTCTAGCTACAGAGATCCAAGAGGCACACGGTCTGCGCCGCATCTGGACCAGTCTGCGCCCCGGAGAGCAGACCGACCCTATCGAGCATTGGGAGCCATATGGTTTTACCGCGCGCCCGCCGGATAGTCAGGCCGAGGCGCTCGCCGTACGGCTGGGCGGCATCACCGACGACCAGGTAGTGATCTGCGTGTCCGACCGCCGCTACCGTATCCAGACACTCGCCGCGGGCGAGGTGGCGCTATACGATTCGCGCGTGCCGCAGCAATCTGTACGCCTGACGGCTACAGGCATTGTCGTCGATTCCGGTACCGTGATGCTCGGCAGCGCCGCAGCTATTGATCCGGTCACTTTGTGGCCTGCGCTCCAGGCCTGGTTGGCTGCGCACGTACATACAGGCGGGACCTTGCCATTTGGCTTTACCGGGCCGCCGTCGCCGATCGTCCCGCTGCCGGATTGCGGCGCCGCCAAAGTATTCGGGGAGTAACTCTGATGACGGATAGGTTGGTACCAGCTACTTACGCTACCATCGGCGCCGCGCTCGCAGTATCCCTTAACGGCGATCGCGTGCTGGACAGCCGCGCGCCCGGATCCTACGCCGAGGCCCTGACAGCCTATAGCGCGCTATCCAATATTCAGCTTCTTCCGCAGAATTCCGGCATCACCCTCGCCCTCGGGAATTCCTGGCTATCTGTCGGAAACGGTTGGCTCGTCGGCGACACCTATGGCTATTCTATCGAGAATACAGTGAGCGGTCAGGCCGCAGTTGTAATCGATAGCGGGCCTTCCCCGAAAATAGACATTATCTTCAACAACTGCACCATCACCCGCAGCAATATCGGGTTTTCCACTGTACTGGTCTCCACCGCGGTCGGCCATGCGGCTACCGTTTCGTTTAATAATTGCACCATCAGCCACCCCGGCGGCCGCCATGCCATCGAACAATCTGGATCTGCGGTCCCTACCGTCACCCTCACCGATTGCACTCTCGGGCCAGCTTCCCGTGGTGTCGAACTCGCTGCCCCTGCCCCTGTCCTGATCTGTCGGCGCGTCCATTTCCTCAACTGCTTCAGTGCCGGAGTCGCAACCAACGGCGGCGCCGTCGCGGGTACCTGGACGCTGCTCGATTGCGTCAGCGACGGTATTGCAGCCGGCCCTATCCTCGACTGGAATACCACGACCACAGGCTCCGCTGTGCTTGACGTCAGCGGATGCACAGCCATCTGCTCCGGCGCCGCAGGTTTCAAGCGCACTTCTTCCGTTGCGGCCACGGGGGTGATCCAGAATTGCTGGGCCGACACCTTCGAGTTTCCCATCGGCGCGTCGTGCGATTATAACGGCTATCGCGTCCTGTCTATGGGCGTGCCCGGCGCTCATGACGTGGTGACCGCCGCTGACCCGGGGTTCGTCGACCTCGCCGGCGGCAATTACCGTCTCACTATCGCCAGCGCTCTCAGGGACGCCGGTATCGTCGATGGCGAAACCTGCGACTATTACGGCGACCAGCGCGTCAGGGGCATTGCCCAGGACATCGGCGCCGCCGAGTACCAATTTTCCGACTGCGGTGTTTCCACCTGGACGCAGACCGACAGCCTGACCGCTCGCTGCATATTCGCGCCAAGCACTCCCGGTCCGCAGATCCCATTGCAGGCCAGCGCGGAGGCTAGCGCCAACTGGACATTGACCGCGACGCCATCAGACGCTACGCTAGTGGTACTCACAGCCACTCGCGTGTCTGACCTGATCTACGACATCGGCACGACCCACCGCATGGCCCCAGGGGCATCTATCGAGGTCGATACGTCGGCCATCGCCACCGACGCTGGGGGGCTGTGCGATGATCCGGCGACCGCATCGTTTACGGCCGTCGCAGACGCCGAGCCAAGTGGTGATTACGATCTCCCGCTGGTTATTGGCCCGATGGGCCTAGATGGTGGCCGATGAACGCTTCGCCCTTCCCCGATTTCGGCTTTCTGGCGGCAGATCGCTCGACACCACGCCTGGTGGAAATCGCGACGGTGCTGCTCTTCACCGAGTCTCTCGCTTCCGAGGGCGATGACCGCCGCGGATGGTGGGCCGATACCTATGACGACACCGGAAGCCTCGGGTCTACCATCTGGACATTCGCGGGCGCGCCGCTGTCAACCGACGTCCTACGCGGGATTGAATTGGCGGCAGAGGTTGCGCTCGCGTCATTGCTCGCCGACGGGCTCGCGTCTAGTATCTGCGCGACAGCCACGCGCCGCGGAGGCCAGGGGGGGAGCGATACGGTCGACCTGTCCGTCGAGGTGGTAGAGCCCGACGGCGCTACGCAGACGATCACCTGGCCCGACCTATGGGCCGAGCTCAGGAGTTGATCCATGTCTCGCACTGTACATGGTTTCGTCATTCAGGACCGGGCGGATCTCATCGAGCGTGCCCAGAATGACCTGGCGACGCAGTATCCAGACGAGGACCCCCGTATCCGCGGTTCAGTCTGGTGGGTCGTAGCTCGCTGGCTGGCCGGTATTTACTCGCTGATGCAGGAATTCCTGGCGCGCGCCGTTCGCGAGCTCTTCCCGTCGACGGCTAGCGAGGCTTTTTTGTCGCGCCACTGGGCATCGGCGCGAGTAACCCGCAATGAAGCGACCGCTTGCGTGGTGACGGTCGAATTCACCTACTCCGCGGGAGGCGAGGGCGATATTCCAGTGGGAACCCTCCTGGTCGCTGACGACGGGGCAGAGTACCTCACCACGACGCTGTGCGTCGACCCTGCCGTCCCTGGAGGCACTGCCACCTGCCAGGCACAGGCCGTCGTTGCAGGCTCCGCGTCGACTGTCGACGTTGGCGGTACGCTTACCCTCGGAACGCCGGTGTCGGGCATCAGCTCCGGCGAGGTGTTGTCCAGCACCGCTGGCACCGATCAAGAGGCTTTCGAATCATATCGAACCCGCGTGATGGAGAGCCTCGTGGTCGTTCCACACCCCCAGACGCAAGCCTATTGGGAGCAGGTCGCCAGGGATTTCGATGGCGTCACCGACGCCTGGGCCGATAGCCCCGCGCCTGGTTGGGTCCGCATCATTTACACCGGCGCGCCGGTGGGCTTCACTGCGGCGATGCAGTCTGTCGCAGACCTGACCGCGACGGTCGCGACGGTAGCGGCTGGGACCTACGCCGTCGATTTGACCATCACCGGAGGCCTTGAAAGCGGCTACGACAAGACTACGGTCCGCACCAATATCGAGATGGCAGTGACGAGTCTCTTCACCCGCGACGGCGCGCCGATGCTAGCGATTCGCAACAGTGCACTCCGGGCGGCCATTGCGGACGCACCTGGGCTAGCGTGGTATACGCTCGACGACATCAATGGTGACGGTGACGGACTGTCCGATTTGCTCTACACCGATCCCATCTTCAGCGCGGCCTACAATGACCTGCCGCTATGGGGCACGCCGACCTGGCTCGGTGACCTGCTATGACCCCTGTATGGCCTGGCCGCCTGACCGCACCTGACTACATCGATCTAGCGCAGCGCACAGCCCCGCGCGGGGGGGTATGGCGCCTGGTCACGGGCGAGCGGTTGCGCAAGTTCTGGGCCGCCGTCGCGGAAAGCCTCGCCCTGGATGATGGACGCATCCACGACATGATCGAGGTAGAGGGTGACCCGCGCACGGCGACCGAGACCATCGCGGCGTGGGAGGAGATGTGCGGCATCGTGCCCGACTCCACTATCGCCATTGCCGATCGTCGTGCATCTGTCTACGCGCACATTCTCGCGGTCGGAGGCGGCACCGCCGATTACTTCGAGACGCTGATTCTCGATGCCTACGGAATCACTGTGATCATCACGACGCTCGCGGCCGTCACGCCATGCATGGCACCCTGCTACCCGCTCTATCCGACGGGAGCCGCCTATTCGTGGCTCGTGACCGGTCCAGCGGCGACGGGCGCCACTATGCGAGCGTCAATTCAGGCGTTGATTTATCTTTACCAGCCACTCCACACCCGTCCATATTTTTCATGGACCGCATAAGGTGTCATCATGAAGAGCTATATCAGCGAAACTAATTCAATCACATCGGCAGAGGCCGTCATCACAGGCGAATTGCCTGCACCGGGCGTCCTGGCCGGCGCGGAGTATCCGACCTGCGACGTAGCTGGTGGCGGGATCGCCGCAACCACGTTGGTCGATGCGAGCGTCCCCGCCCAGATGACTGACGAGTTGGCCCGCGTCCTAGCCCTCGGATCCGTCGCCAACCCTGCTGGCATCACCCCTGACGGCTCGCGTACCGACATGATGGCCGAGGTTCTGGGTCCGATCCGCGCGCTGCATAGCGCTTCGGTGTGGCTCGCGGGCTTTCCTCAAACAAACATCCATCAGCGCGCAATTTTTGCTTCCTCGAATAGTCTATCGCGCGCCCTGCGCTCAACGTGCATCGCATCAGATGGATGCGAGACGCACACCGGGAGCTGTTCCGCGACGTTGGCCGCGACTACATGCACCGCCTTGGGCACCAACGCTGCTACCATCGCATCCGCGACCTCCGATATCACCGGTTCGCAGTCCGCGGCGTTGGCCGCGACGACATGCACCGCCTCTGGCGCCAACGCCGCTGCCATCGCTTNCCACGAATTCCGATAT